CGCTCATCGAAGAGTGATAGGTTGGGCGCACTAAAGGAGAGACGAATGAAACCTGATACCATCAAAGCAATCGTCACCACACGCGAACAGGTTGGCAGCCTGGGCAAGTCTGCGATGAACCCTCATGGGCGGTACAAGTATGTGTCCATCGACACCTACTACGAGAAGGTCGCAACGGCTGCCGCCAAGAACGGTCTGTCGTGGGTCGCCTCCGAGGTGTCGTTCGAGGTGATGGCCGATGTCGGCAAGACCGGCATCATCAAGGCCACCTATGACATGGCGCTGATGCACGAGAAGGGCGACTACATCCCCTCGTTCAGCAGGCTCACGATCATCCATCCGATCCAGGGCGCTCAGACCGTTGGCTCTGCCATGTCCTACTTGGACAAGGTGTTCATGCGCCAGTTGTTCTCCGTCGCCACGGGCGAGAAGGACAGCGATGCTGACGAGACCAACCCGGCTGACATCATTGGGATCGGCACGGACACTCCCAAGAAGGATGCTGCCCCGAAGATCAACACGGAGCAGGCCGAAGCGATCTTCATGGAGTTCGTCCCGACCTGTGAGACCGAGGAGCAGTTGCGTGAGTTCTGGTCTGAGAATGTCCAGGCGCGCAATGTCCTGAAGGAACACAACCCCGATGCGCTGAAGCGCGTCACTGCCGCCTTCACCAAGCGGAAGGTCGAACTCACGAACAAGGACAACGGCAATGGAAACTAAGAAGTATTACGGCGGCGCGCTCTTCATTAACCGCAACAAGGCGAAGGAAAGCCTCCCCGATCTCAGTGGCGACGTTGAAATTGACATGGAAACGCTGAAGTCGCTGGTTGAGCTTGCCAAGAAGAACCAGCCCCTGAAGATGCGGATGGCTGCTTGGATTCGTGAGGGCAAGAACGGGAAGTTCTACTCGGTCAAGCTCTCGGAAGACAAGCGAGAGATGAAGCCGAAGGCTCCTGCTTTTGACGACGACATCCCCTTCTGATGCTCGTCCGTCTTAGTGAGGCCGAAGTCGAGGCCGCGAGAATGCTTGGCAGGAAGAGGCACGAATGCTCTCTCAACCGCAAGTCAACTCGCGGCCTGATGGGTGAGGACTCACTGGACTTGCACACTGTCGGGGCCATTGGGGAGTTTGCTGTGGCAAAAGCTCTGAACCTCTACCAGGGCTTCACCGTCAACAACTTCGATGGCCCTGACATAGAGCCAGACATTCAGGTCCGCACGACAAGGCTGAAGGGAGGGCGGCTCATCATGACGGAGCGCGATGAGCCCTTCCAGAAGTACGTCCTTGTTGTTGGTGAGGAGCCTGAACTCGACGTTGTTGGCTGGGTCTGGGGCTTCGAGGGGCAGGAAAAGAAGTGGCTGACCGACCCAAAGAATAACAGACCGCCCGCCTACTTCGTGCCCAGGGATGCGCTCAGGCCGATTGAGACTCTGCATGCGGGTTAAGAACACAAGGCATCTCTCGTGGGTCAGGACGCAAGGCTGTCTGATTGCGACAGGTGGTCACAGGCGCACCACCTGATGTTTGCCGAGCCTTCGGCTATGGGCAGGAAGAGTGGTGATGAGTGGGCTGTTCCCTTGTGTGCCGACCATCACACTGAGTTGCATGCCTTTGGGGATGAGAAGACATGGTGGGATTTGAAGGGCGTGGACCCGGTGGAGTGGTGCAAGCTCAACGGGTCAAAGCAATGAACCCGAACTACAACGGGTTGATCATGCGTGAAGTTGACGTTCTGCCCCGTGCTGATGGGCAGAATTGGAAGGTCGGGGACGAAGTTGGTCTGCATGGAGCAGTTTGGACCGAACGCGGCGACGCCAAGGTCTATGCAGTAATTACGGAGATTGTTGATGTTCGAGATTGAGAAGGGCGTCCCTGTTCCCCGAAACTACATGGGGCGCAAGTCGAAGAAGCGTGAAGCCATGATCGCCACCATGAATACCATGCATGTGGGTGACAGCTTCCGCGTTGAGTACAAGCTGCCGTCTATGCGTAACTTCATCCGCAACTGTGGGATCGACGGCTCGTTCCGTGCGGCCCAGGAGAGTGACACGCACATCCGCGTTTGGCGGGTGGGCTAACGGGTGGGGGCGAAAGCCCCCATACCAAGAACCACGGAGAGAACAAATGAGTGACATAGACCTGATGCCGGTCATCCGGCTGACCAAAGACCTGAAGAGCGCCGCCCGCACACTGTCGAGCGACGAGGCGCGCTTCCTTGTGGACGCCTATTACGCCATGCAGGAGGACCGCATTCGTGCTGCCCATCAGCATCGCAGTCTGACTGAATCCGGTGAGCCTGCCGACGTGATGACGTGGCTGCTGGACCAGCGTGAGGTCCTTGAGAAGCAAGTCGCCCGTGCCCTGGATGCCTATAGCGCCGGGCAGCAAGTCGGCATGTGGGCGCGCTCCATCGTCGGCATTGGTCCTGTTATCTCGGCTGGCCTGCTGGCTCACATCGACATCACCAAGGCTCCGACCGTGGGCCACATCTGGCGCTATGCCGGTCTTGATCCCACCCAGTCCTGGGAGAAGGGGCAGAAGCGTCCTTGGAACGCTCGCCTCAAGACGCTGTGCTGGAAGATTGGCGAGAGCTTCGTGAAGGTGTCTGGAAACGAGAAGGACATCTACGGCAAGGTCTACAAGGAGCGGAAAGAGATCGAGACCGCTCGCAACGAGAAGCTTGAGTTCTCAGAGCAGGCCATCGCCATCCTGGGCAAGAAGCGGTTTGGCGCTGATACCCAGGCCAAGAAGTTCTACGAGCAGCAGATGCTGCCCCCTGCCCACATTCATGCGCGAGCCAAGCGGTACGCGGTGAAGCTGTTCCTCTCGCACCTTCACCATGTCTGGTGGGAAGTGCAGACGGGCGAGAAGCCGCCCAAGCCGTATGTGCTGACCCACATGGGTCATGCCCACTACATCGCGCCGCCTAACTGGCCGATGAGCTAAGTCATCAAACGGAAGAGTACCATCCTCAGAGAACGAACCAGTAGCCTTGAGAGTTCCAAGACTCATAAGTGAATCACTTTACGGGAGTGTGCCACCGTACCTGAGTGAACCACAACAGAAGAGAGTGCCAGCAACAGGAAGTGAACCAGCATGACGGAGAGTTCCAGTCATTAGGAGTGAGCCACGCTACATAAGTGTGCCACCGTAGCAGAGTGAGCCGCGGCCTAAGAGAGCTTCATAGTAATCGAGCGAGTCAACCCACGAGAGAGTTTCATAAGGCCCGAACGAGACTTGGAATGCGACAGCACCATAGCACGGATCGAACCATGACTTACGAGAGTTCCAGTTTCCGGGAGTGAGCCATTGAGCGCGAGAGTGCCTTAGCGCCAGAGTGAACCAGCTATCGAGAGGGTTCCATGTCAGTGAAGTGAACCAATTGACCAGAGCGCGCCAAAAGGAGGGAGTGAACCATCATGGTTGAGAGTGCCAGGGACAGGAAGTGAACCACCACCAAGGTAGAGTTCCAGAAGACCGAAGTGAGCCATTAGGCGAGAGAGTCCCATCGCGTTGAAGCGAACCAGACCAGAGGAGAGTTCCAAGTTGTTGAAGTGAACCATTGATACTGAGAGTTTCAGGGCTGCCGAGTGAACCACCGCTCTCGAGAGTTCCATAGCAGGTAAGTGAACCACTGGTTCGGAGAGTTCCATTACGAAGGAGTGAACCATGCATGGCGAGAGTTCCGATGACATGAAGTGATCCAAGGCTCTTGAGGGCACCATATCGGCTGAGAGAGACATCACGTCCGAGAGCGCCATGAAAAGCGAACGAAAGGTCTAGAATGGCAGAACCCAAACAGCCTTGGCTGAAGTTCGAGGCAATCAAGACATCCATGCGGCAGGATGGAAAAGGGACATACATGACCCTGACCATCCACCCGGATGAAGTGCCGGTCGATCTTCTCGCCGCACGTCCGGGCACGCGATACATGGTCGGCATGCTGCCCGTCGATGACCATGACCGGCCCGTCAAAGGCAAGGACATGGAAGACGGCGAGCGCGCCGTTCAGTCCGCAGGCATGCTCTGCCGCAACATCAAGTTCCAGAAGTGGATGATGGACAACGGCTATGCCTTCGG